GACCCGGCCAAACGGCATCTAGCCGTGGCCTAGCTGTACTACGCGACGGCCGTTGGTACATCACACAAACCGGAATGGAGTCGTTAGATGGGACTGTTTAACTGGGTTAACTGGTGTATCGCGCTCATTCTTTGGGTGCCGATTGTCATCGCACTCAACTATGCTATCGATGTTATAGGGTCGTCGCACGCGACCCGCGAAGCATCTTCATATAGTCAACATAGGTTGAACTAATGAGTAGAAAAAGACGCGCCGAGCAGCTTATCCGACTGGCGTATAAGCTGGAAGCTATAGCTAACGACATGAAGGCCGAGCGCGGCAATTCCGCGGACGTTTCGGACGGCGTCCGCCACGCTGCTAGACGAATAGGCGACATAGGCCGGTTTCTTAGGGGGGAGTGACACAGCCTCTGCCGCTTACGAGCGTCAGAAACGGTGTCACCTATAACGCAAGTTATATAGACAAGCTTAGCCGATTGACCCAATTATTAGGCTATCAAGGAGCCATAATGAACCGAATTAGCAAAACTGAAGCTGCACCCATGCTAGGCCTCTCACCGCGAGCCCTAGTGGACGCGGCGAGGCTCGGCCGCATACCGGGCGCCGCCCGCATTGGGCGCGATTGGACATTTGACCCGAACAAGCTAAAGAGCCTTGTCGAGCGCAAGGAGTCCGAGGCATGCGAAAGCCCCCGCACGGCTGTTATTGGCGTGGCGACACGCTATGGGGAAAAAAGATTGTCCGTGGCGAGCGCTACCGGTGGTCGTTACGCACTGACGACCCAAAGATTGCGAAGCAGCGGTACGCGGCTGAAACCGGCCGCCTAGTCGGTGCGGCGTACTTTGGCGAACACCGTCGCACTTTCACCGAGGTCTATGCCGATTGGGCCACATGGATTGCGACTGACGTTAGCCCAAGTACCGTCAAGCGGTATGCCGTTTCGCTCGGCATGCTCGAACCCTTCCTTTCCGGTCGATACCTCGACGAGGTCACCGGCAAACTGGTTGTCGAGATTATCCGTTCTCGACAGGCAGGGGGAACCACCAATGCGACCATACGTCGCGACCTCGGCGCCCTTTCAAGCGTCATGAATTTCGCGAAGCAACACGAATGGATAACCGACAATCCAGTGCCGGGCCGTCTAGACCTCGCGCGCGAGCGTCGCGACCCTATCGTGCTGCCGAAGCCCGAGGACGTTGCTCGCATCATTGCTCGCGCTCCAGGCATGCTTAAGGACATGATACGAGCCGCGGTCGCCACGGGCTGCCGGCAAGACGAGCTCGTTAGCGCGCGCCGCAGTCAGCTTGATTTGACCGCCAAGACGCTGACCGTTGTCGGCAAGGGCAACAAGCTACGCGTTGTGGATCTCGTTCCATTCGGCGGCATTGAGATATTTTCCGCCCTGCCCGTTGGCGATTTGCTGTTCTCACACGGGAACGGCGAGCGATACAACAACGTCGCGACGCAATTCACCAAGCTCGCCGCTGCGCTAGCCCGCAAGCATACCGACTTTCGCCGGTTCCGGTTCCACGATTTGAGGCACCTGCATGCGGTCGAGTGGTTGCGTTCCGGCCGCACGATTTACGACCTACAAAAGCGCCTGGGCCACGCGTCAATCAACGTGACCGAGGGTTACTGCAAATTCCTGACTCCCGACGAGGAGCGCATCGCAAAGGCCGGCCACAAAATCGGCCACAGCGCCACCGTGAATATTGCAAGAAACACCGATGAAATGGGCACAAGTTAGGTGTTTCAAGACCGCCCAGAACGGCTATTCCAACCGCTGGATTGGGTTCTGATTGTGCCCTGTTATCGGCGAAAATTGTGTTGAATCAACAGGGTGTTAGAGCGCAGCAAGAAAATTATACCTACGGAATATTACGTGAACATACGCCATTTTACGGTCCGAAAGGCCACAAAAAAGGCCACAGTCAAATCAAAAAAAAGAGGAGGGGAACCCCTCCTCTACCGCCCTTCCAGGAGCCTGTATCCTGCTGCCCACGATCCGACCATGGCCATCATGTTGTCACCGCTCTGTAGCTTCAGAAACGCGTTAATGTCGGCGTTCAGAGCTTCGGCCGCGTTGGCGAGTTCCGCCTTCCTGTCACCCTCGGCGCCTCGCGCGGCATGTAGCAATTCCAACAGCACGAATGTTCTCATTTGCAGCGTCATCCTTTTCCAACCATCTTTACTTGTGCCGGCAAGCTTGCCAGTCGTCATTTGTATACCCATCCCCTTCCGCCGCATTCCGTGCAGTCGGCCGACCGCAGGCAAAATTCATGCACCGTGTAAACGAGCCCGTTCATGCAACCCGCTTGGCATAGCGTGACACATTCGTCCGCCTCGCCGTTTTGCAGGTCGTGCAACACGCCCCAAGCGCTTCCGTTGATTGTCATAGGCCCTCCGTTATTTCATATCCGCAGGCGGCATAGCCGGCCTTGTCGCGCCAGCTATCGGGGTGTTGCTTGTTGTTTGCCAGCCTCGCGTCCTTCATGAGCCCGAGCATGATTGCCACGTCGGCACTATCGAACGGCCCGGATTGGCGCACATCCCACCACGCGTTCCACATGGTCGCTATGCGGGCAAAATTGTCCTCAGGCTGCCCGTAGGCAAGGTCGCGGTCGCCGCATATAGCCGCCTTTGCCTCGTCTAGACACCGCGAGCGCGGTTCTGGTTCGAATATTGCACCCATTAATATTGCTCCCATGTTCATCTCCTATATTTAGTGAACTCTGTTGATACCCGTCACTTTAATCACAAGCTCCTGTAGCCTCGCGCCAATCGCCTTGTGCTTGGCATTGACTATGCGAAGCTCCTCACCAAGCTCCTCCATTTTCTCCATGTCGCGCCGGCGCTGCGGGTGAATCTGGCCGTCTTCAATGTCGTAATATCCGTTCATTTCGATTCCCATCCATTCCGCCAACTCGCGTCCTCAAGCTCTTGAACCCTCTTTTCAAGGGCCTCAATCCTCTTTTCATTAGTTTCAATTGGCTTCACAGGCCTAACGTATGGCTCGCCAATTTCGTGAAACGACCGCAAGATGTCCCATTCGTAGTTCATGTTTCCTCCACAAGACGGTCGCCGAAATCGCGGAACGGAAAGAACGTTCCGGTCGGCCGGACCGGTCGCACGTATGCCTCGCCCGATTCGTCTAGTATGCCCTCTACGCGGTAGCATCTTCCGATGCCGTCTTTCCAATAGCTTCCTATTTCCGGTCTCATAGTTGTAATGCCTCAATTACATGAGTCCAAGTCACTGTGTCCCATTTGCCATTCAATTCAGCCTCGTAGGAAAGAGCCCCGTCAAGGTGCTGCACGACGGTGCGCCAGCCGTGATATAGCGCTATGTCGTTTAGTTCGTCCTGTTCAAACCTCATGATGCATCTCCATCGATTGCCGCGGTAACGTCGGTTGCACTCATGCTTGCCGCATAGACCACGCGTGACACTCCGTCGCGAAGGTACAGAACCCGGACCACCTCGCGCCCGCGCTCGTCGAAAACCCACCTACCGCTTACGATTCTAACGTTGCTCATTCTCTAAACCTCTCGATTTTGGCTGAGATTTGGACAGGCGTTGCTATGCTAACCTGCTGCAAGATGATATAAGCAAGGCCGTCGCCCTTCGTCTTTGATAGGGCGGCCATTTCTGCATTCTCTAGTCGCTCGTATGGGGTCTGTAGAATGCCATCTCTGATAACGAAGTAGTTGCTCATTTCTTTCCCTTCTTTGCCGGAACCACTTTCGCTTTACCCGCGCCGACCGTCGCGTTAGGCCGCATGCGACGCTTTCCGCTCATGATGTCCCGCCATACGCGGAGCCTTGCGGCGTGTCGTTCGAGGCGCTTGTCCCGCAACTTGCGCGAGATGCTTTCCTTAAATCCGCTTTCCATTCTTTTTGCCTTTCTTTAGGGTCAAACTGTGAACCGGCCGACGCGTGTAGATGTCCAAATCGCAGGCGATAGTGACGGCCTCTAGTGCCGAAGCGCCGTGCGCCATTGCGCCGAGCGCGATACCCTGCCCACTGCCGACCGCGGCAAAGGGCGCCTCAATCGGGCATACCTCGGCATTATCGCCGGTCATAATCCGCAGAACCCTTCCGTTAGGCAGTATCAGCAGCGCTTGGCATTCAATCGAGATTTTCTCAAGGACCGAGGCTAGCGGAAGGTCCTCTTCTTTCTTGACGCCAGAAATCAAGAGCTTTAGTTCCCGGTCGTCTGTGTATCCGCTCGCGCCGTACAGCGCACCGCTTGGGAGCCTCTCGATTTTGCAGGCAGAACTCAGAACCATTTCCGCGCTAGTCCATTGGCTGTCGCAAGCCATGATGCCGTCACGGTAGGCAATGGTCGTTCCGTGCGTCCGCAGACTATTTCGCATTTTTCCCTCCGAGCGAAAGCTTATAGAAATATCGATACCCCTCGGCAAACGCCCGGTCCTCCACATCGTTGATAAAGTCACGGATTCGCCACTCTTGCTTAAGGGTAAGGTCTGCTTTTTCGAGAAGATGCGAAAGCCGCTTGGTTTCACTGATTTTCATATCATCGCCTCTTATTCGGATTTTCGGTAAGCTTCGCCGCCGCTTCCGTATCGACTATGCGGATAAACTGGTTTCTCGTGCCGAATTGCATCCGAGCCCGGTTAACAGCCAAATCGCGCGTGCTCCACTCCGAAACGCGTTCCCAAGTCGTGTTTTTCTTATCGGTAGTAACTTTCTTCTCAATCGCGAACATTGAACGTCCTTTCCCGTAAGTCGATATCTGTTGAAAGCTGCCTGCGAAGCTCAATCAGTTTCTCGGGCAGGCTATGCCAATCCTCGGTGACGCGCGCTCTGGCAATCAGGTTTATTGCCTCTCGGTGAATTCTATTGGGCGGCATTACCAATTCCATCCATAATGCCGACAACGCTAGTCGCATACAGCCCGGTCTCGCGGTGATACGTGAGTGTCCGAATGGTCCGGCCGCTGTTGTAGCCTTGGCCGTAATGCCAGTCGTCGGGCGGAATGGGAGCTTGATGGGTGTCGAGCTCCATTCCCTGAGACTCGTGAACCATTCCCTTGGATGCATGATGCACGTGGAAGCCGTGGCCGTAGCGTTTCTTTGTTCGCCCCCACATCGGCGCCTGTCGCGCGGCTGCGACACCCGGAAGTTGGGCAATGCGCGTCCTATGCCCGTGTGTCGCGGCGAGCATTACGGATCCGAATTCGTAAAAGAAAAAGAGCGGGTCGTCTTGAAGGACGGTCACCCGAGGCTCGTTCTTGTAAACCTCCTCCAAAACCATCGCGAGGGTGATAGTCGAGTTTTCGTCGTGGTTGCCCTGAAGGAACTTGATGATTACCTTATCGTTATGCGTGAGCGCAGCCTCGACCGTGCGAATAATGAGCCGCTTGGCGACCACCAATCCCTTGCGATGCCGACCGTCGCAATCCAGCACGTTGCCGGATTTTGCCGTGCGATTTGTGTTGTCGTCATTGTGCAGCACGTCACCGCCACCAAGGACAACCGCGATTCCGGCAGACGGGGTGCGGGCAATTGCGTCGTGAATAGCACCCCCGATAACCCTTTCCGCAATTTCCAGGTCCCAGTTTTCGGAACTATCTTTGCGCCACGCTAACATATTAATATGCCAATCGTTGCACGGGATAAGGTTGAGCAATTCCGACCGGGCAAACCAAGGCTTAGGCACTGGCGTTGCGAGCCCGCGGAACGTCTTGAAAGCCTCGCCGTAGACCGCGTTCCAATCGATTTCCGCGCCATCCGTCCGCGTCTTGACCCACTGTTGAACCGTGCGCCCTTCCGCGTCGAGGAGGGCCGAGACGCCCTTAATCGCGTGGCCCGCCGGAGTTTCGAAAGCCTTCCCGTGCTCCTTGGCGTACTTGACGCTTTTACCGCGCGGCGTTTCCGTCACCTCTTTGATTGAAAACCCAGGCAACGGGTTCCGCTCGACGCCTAGCTTTCCGCGTTCTGCGAGGCGCTTGATGCGTTCTCTGACCGCGTTTGGAAAGCAGCCTAGCGCCGTCGCAGCCTTCCGCAATGAACCGTGGTCGCGGTATGCGTCGATAATCTCTTGGTCGGTGTATTTCACTGCTTACCTCTCCAATCGTTGACTATTGCCTGGGCGCGTCCTTTTAGGCCTAGGACCTCGCCGGCCGTACTAAGAGCGTTCTTGAAAATACGTGTCGCCACCTTGCGGGTTATCCCGGAATTGCGCGCGACTGCCGCTAGCGTGAGCCCGTGACGAAGCACGGACCGAAGCGTGTCGAACCCTCGCATTCCGGTCTTTGGGTCACGGCGGCCGGTTTTTTGTTCAACCGCTTTGAGAGACTCATATGCGATATCTATCGCGAAGCTTGACGAGGAACCGCAAGAGATGTGTATCGCAGTAGGGTCAAAAGCCTTTAGACGTCCAGCCTCTACAGTTTCGAAACACTCTTGGAGTTTCCGCCCGGTGACGAACTGCCATACCTCCAGCCCTCCCCTTGCGTACAAGCACGCTAGCGGGTCGTCCCGCAGCGATATTGACGCGGTGACGTGCATTCCCAAAACAAAGGGATTCGGCACACTGATTTCCGCAACCGTGCCGTTAAAGGGCTCGTCGCCTTCCGTCAGTCGGTTGTCGATTACTGGCGGTAACGGCGCCCTCATTCGCGCAATTCCTCGATTTCTGCGGCGCAGTCGTCGAGAAGCTGGCGCAGCGCCACCTTCCAATCGGCCGGAAGGCATTCGATATCGAACTCGTAAATCCGGTCGATAATGTCCTGCTCCACCTCAGGAAATCCCGTCGTAAAGGTCGAAAATCATTCCCGGAGTTTCGGCGACGACAAACGACTCGCTGCCCGCGAAAACCACCGAATGGGAGGTCTTGTCCTGGATGGCATAGATGCGCCGGGGATTGACGAATAAGTCCTTGCCGGCAAGCGTGGTCAGAATAATCATGCCTTGCATTGGTCGCTCCATAGTTGGGTGATTAGGGCCGAAACGCTGATTTCGCGCTCGGAAGCTGCTTGCTTGAGGCTGTTAAGGACGCTAGTGGGAAGGCTTATGCATGTTACCGTTCGGTGCCCTTTAGGCTTCCAAACCTTAAGCGGAAGCAACACGTCCTCGGCCACCTTATAGACGCGCATCTTTTTGAGTATTTCTAGTGCGTCCATAGCTACCGGGTGACTCGGGAAATCAGATATAAAGGCTTCCAGGCTAAGTCCGTTGGCGTAGCGCCCGGGGTTCCGGTCGACCAAGTCCGCAAAGGCCTTCATGAGCGTTAGTTGGCTGTATTCCTGCCCTTGAAGCCTCGACGTGCTGTAATAGAGGAAGGCAGGGTGCTGCCTTATTTCAGTTACCGCGCACGCCGCTTTCGGGAACAGGTTCATAAGTTTTCCTTTGTTGTATCCTTTTGTGCACGGTCGCCCCCTATCGCGTCAACAAGCGCATTAAAAAGTTTTCTGACGCTTGACAAAGTAATGCTAACGACCATTTAAGGAAGCCTCAACAGAGGAGAACGAAATGCAAATTGTCTGCGAATGTTGTCAAACCGCGTTTGAATTCAAGGCTAAGGGCGGCACTAAGCGCCTGTTCTGTTCTCGGATATGCCGAAACAAGGTCCACAATGCGCGTCAGGAAGCCTATCGACTGAGCCTAACGAGTGAAATTGACCTTGACCCCATCCCGCCCCCCGAGGTTGTCGCCGAGAAGCGCCACGCATACTCGCATTTTCAAAGCATCTTTGGGGACCCTTTGCCGGGACGGTCGGCCCTCGACCGCAAGGTGCGGCCATGATTTGCGAGACATGCCAGGGCACGGGCTTCGTGCCGCACAAGGCCCCATGGGAAACAGAAATGGGAACAATAGTCTGTATGGATTGCACCGGGTCCGGCGACGCTAACGGAATCCCAGAGTTCCTTATGCGTGAACGCCTTCCTGAGGTGGAAAAGGCGTTCGAAAAAACCTACTTTGAGAAGGTCGTCGAGCCACCTAAGTCCAAGTTCCGAGCAAGAAGAAAGGGATTCTAACATGTTGACAGATATCGTTCTTTGGATTGTCGCCGCCCTCCTGGTGTCGAGCCTCATAGGCTTGGCCTATTTAATCGCCACATGAGGGAAATCGTTCTCGACACCGAAACAACCGGCTTTGATCCTGCGGAAGGCCACCGCATGGTCGAGGTCGGCTGTGTCGAGGTGTTGGACCGGGAGCGCCTCGGTGCCACATTTCACCGGCATATCAATCCGCAACGCCACGTGCCTCGTGAGGCCGTCGCGGTTCACGGGCTATCCCAAGCCCGGCTTTTCAGGGAACCCGCCTGGAAGGACGTTGAGCCCGATTTCTTGACCTTTATAGGCGACTCGCCATGTGTCGCCCACAATGCCCGGTTCGACCGGTCTTTCATCGAGGCAGAGGTTGGCCGGCCGCTAATAAATGGATGGTTCGACACCATGAGTCTGGCGCCGACAAGCCTCGACCAATTGGCCAAAAAGTACAAAATAGAGGCCGACCGAAAGGTGCACGGCGCGCTAAAAGACGCAATCCTGTTGGCGCACGTCTATATTCGCCTTAGGCGCCCCACCCAGGCGTCTTTTGGGCTATCCCGCGTCACTGAGGCGCCTATCGAACAAGCCCCTGTACGGCCTCGCCCGGCGCCTCTGCCCCCGCGGCTAACAAGTACTGAAAAAGAGGCGCACAAGGCGTTTATTAAGACGCTAGGTGTTAAAGCAATTTGGCTTGACTATTAAGGAGCGCGGCCGTAAGGTGCGGCCGTCAACAAAAAAGGAGTTCCCCATGTCATTCACTATCTACGACGACCGCCTGAACGTAGTCCCTAGCCAAATCGAGGCCAAGTCGTGGGACGAAATGGAGCGTTGGGCGACCGAGCACGGCCTGACCGTTGGCAAGCGCCGCACCGAATGGTCGCGCGCCATTGCCCGCGTCACCGGAATCGAGGGCAACGTGGTTGCTTACACCAATTGCTTTGCAATGGGCGGCATTCGCGCCACGCTAGTCGAGAAGGAGTGACCACCATGAGCCGCGGACCTAACAAGGTGACAATAGCCAGAGAAGCCCAAAGGCAGCTTGCCGGCATCGTCGCGATGCTAACTGAGACCGGCAATTGGGATGTTGCAGGGGTTCGCTTTCACGCCAATTCGGCAAACAACTATATAGCCTCTACCCGCACCGTGGCCGACGAGGCCCTGCGCACCCTGCCCGAGGCTATCACTCGCAACGCCAAGTTTTTGCACGCACACGGATGGAGGTTTTGATGAAAACCGCCCTAATCCTCGCCCTTGTGGCGCTTCAAGGCCTCGACGTGGCGACCACAAATGCTTTCCTTTCGTCCGGCAACGCGGTCGAAGGTAACCCGATTATGGCTTTCGCCATGGAACACCTCGGCGCCAATTGGTGGCTTATCAAGCTCGCCGTGCTCGCCGTGGCCGTCCCCGTCTTGGCTTCGCGCAAGACGCGACTGCGGTACGTCGTCGGCATGGTCGCCCTGTACTCGGGCATAGTCGCCAATAACCTGATGGTGATGTGATGAAAAGGCCCCCCGTCTTTGTTCCCGAACAATTTCAGGGAGAAATTGAAAAGCTGTCAAAGGCCTGCTTGATGGACATGGTTTGGGATTTAGCGCGCCGTAACGCCGGCCGTTACACGGATGACGCGACAATGAAGGAGGTGCGGAACACCGCTGAAATCGTCAACTTGTATCGCAACCGATGGTACCGCTGCGAAGATTGCGGCATCATAAGGCATATCAGAGACTTGACGAGCGGATGTCCATTGTGCGGAGAAACGATGGTGCCCCTATGAACAAAGGTGACCGAGTTTTCGACACCCGATGGACAGCGCTCGGCCTCGGGACCGTGCATACCCCAGGCCCTTGCCAGTCGTCCGTGAAATGGGACAACTACCGCGAACACGGTATCCCGCAATATGAGAACGTGCCGACCGAACACCTGCAATTAGACGATGGAGTCTGACCGTGCTTACTTTCCGAGCCCTGCCAACCGCGGCGGAACTGATAGCCTCTGCGGCGAGGAGCGCGACTCCGACCGAGGCGCGACGAGATGTTATGTTGGAATTGCGCGCGCGCGGCCTGTCGCTGCGGGCAGTCGGCCGCATTTTTGGGGTGCACCATCATTCCATCGCACACGCGCTTAGAAACCAATTGCCCGAGAAGCCTTGCGCCTGTTGCGGTGCGTTGTTTGCGCCAAAGAGTCGCAGTCAGAAATTCCATTCCATTAAATGCAAATGGAAATGCGCTAAAAAGACTAAGTGGAAGCCAAAGCCCGATGTGGAGGTGACGCGCGAGTGCATGCAATGCGGCGACCAATTCACCAAGCTTCGGTCAAGTCGCGTGCGCAAGTGCGACCCGTGCCGGCGCAATGTTCGGATGGTGATACCTAAGACGGAAAAGAAGGCTCTAAGCGCATTTTCAATCGGATGGATGCCGGAAGGCATATAGGAGAAGCAATGAAGAAATATCTAGTCTACGGGTCTGCCGATATCGAGGTGTCTGTCACTGCTTCGTCTGAGGCAGAAGCGAAGGCGCTTGCGCTTACCATGCATAACTCGGGTCAGGTCCAATGGTGCTGGCACGACCACAATGTTGAGGTGGCTGAATGTACATCCTAACTACCGGCATGTTCCACGCCAGGGCTGGCTTGCCAGGATACTACACGCTTGATAAGCGGCTTGCCGCGCGGTACGAAACCAAAGAAGAGGCTGAACTGTTCCGCTCTGAATGGCCTAAAGGTCATCATTTGAAAGCGGCGAAAGAGTAAAGGCCCCTTGAAGGGGCCTTTTTTTTACGCCGTATACCAGATATCTTTTTTGTCACCTGAAACGTCATACCACTTGATGCGCCCGCCCTCATATAGAAGCTCTAGCGTTTGGTCGATTTCCCGTTTTGACCGCACCGAGGGCCCGAGGTCGGCAATCAGGTCTTGCCGGGACAGCTTGCCACCCTTCGCCGCAATCATTTCAAGGATGCGGCCATAGACCTCGCTATGCGAAAGCTCTTTGTTCATTGATGCCGCTGCATCCGCAATCGCGCGCTCGGTGCAATTTTTCGACACGTCGAGTGCCCATAGCATGTCGTGCGTGTCGACCGCGCACCCAGGCCCCCAGCGTCCGGCCGCCATGATGGTCGCCATCCGCACCGCGTTTTCGGCCGTCCTCGACAAGAACGGCGCTATGTCCGTATCCACCGCCATTCGCTCGCGCGTGAACTCGGCAAAATCGTCAAATGCCTTTTTTGCCTCTGGCGACTCCCATTCGATATAGAATGGCGGCGTCTCATAGTCCGGGCTTGCGAGGCCTGCTGTTTCGATTTCCGTGCCACCCCATAGGTAAAGCTCTTGCAACGCCGCGGCGAGGCCGGACGGAATTTCTATTTCGCCCGGTGTTACGGCGCGCACAAAGCGGTCAGAACGGAGGATAAGCAAGCGATTTAGGAACCCGTTTTCAATGTCTGCGCCTCGGATTGAGGTATAGAATTCCTTGGGCGTAGACATGGCAAGGACGGAAACCGCAGGGCTGTTAACGGGCGTTGCCTTTTTCGCCGCGGAACTCGGCGGCAAGTACCTATCAAAAGACGTTGACCAGAGTTCCCGCAAGCCCTTTCCGATCGACTGCTCGAACCCGCTCGCCTTCCGCCCATTGACGCGGCGAAGAAAGCTCCCCCATTCGTCTTGGCGGAATAGAGCCAACGGATGCGCCTGCACGTCGTTCATCAGGCTTTGCATCGACACCCATTCGCCGGATGTCCCGACATGGTGGAGGGCGCCAGCAGCCTCGAATAGGGCGTCTGTTGCCTTCAGCGGCCGGTCTTTACCGCTCCCGGTCGGCGCCAGCCCGATGACGTATAGGTGTGTTGCGCTCTTGGTCGGCCCTTGCGCGCGCCGGCCGATAAGTGTCCCGACCGTGGCGAGCGCGGTTCCGAGCGCGAGGATACGGTTAGGAATGCGAGATGTCTCGGTGACCCAATTGATTATCTGGTTCACCACTCCATTGCAGTGGGTAAGCGCCTCAAGCTGCGCTTCAAATCCGACCTCTTTCGGCTCATGCGGGACTATCTGAGTGACGGCGCTTATCTTGATGTACTTGTCGTGCTCCCATAGACGGTCCGTTAGGAACTTGCGCGCCTCGTCAAAATCACACCCGTTAGCCCGTATGACCAAGTCAATGGGCGTATATCCTTTCGGACCGTCGCCCTCGTCTACGATGCCGCGGGGGTGCAGCTTGAGATTCAGCTTGCGCTTCTCAAGAGGCTGGCCAGTGTTCGAGGCTCGCCAAGACGGCACGGCCTCATACCCTCCTCGGGCAGGTCTACACCCGAATAGGCCAAGCGCAGGAACCCACTTTGGCAGGTTCGCTAGCGCGTCGTTGTTCAAGGACCGGAATGGCGTTTCCGGGTCGTCGAAGGCTTGTCCGGGAACCCCGGCTTGTTGCGGCTTCTCTGCTTTCCAGCCGAAAGGCTTTAAAGCCTCGCCAATGGCCTCGACGTGCTCCATGGTGAGTTCCGGCAGGTCAGCGACGGCAGAGCATTCAAGCGCCTCGGACCCTATCCAACGGTACGGCTGACCCGTTCCTGGGTGCAAGGTCGGGGGGAGCAGCGTCTGCCTTCCAGGGCCTATCAGGTCGCATGCCCGCGCGCCCTCGACGTTCCAACTTTTCGACTCGATACCGCTCTCCCGGTAGAAAAGCGTCATTCCCTTGGCACCGACTTTTTTTACGTCCGAGGGCGGAATGGCGGAAAGGATTGCGTCGATTATGTCAGAGTCGTCCGTGTCGATATCGACTCCAATCAACCCGCCCGAGGCGGGCCCGCAGACAACACCCACGCCAGCGTCGGAGTCGGACCACCGGTCGACCTCCTCCTCGGTCGGGGATTGAATTTCTGACCATTTATTAATCCCGACCCACTCGCCGCCGACAAGCTGCCCCGGGCGCTTGGTTCCCGGAATGATAGGAATGGCCGCATATCCGCGCTCAACTAGCTTAGGTCCAACGTTTGCGTAGGGTGCTGTCATCGTGCGAAAAACCTCTTTGCTACGGATGGGAACTCGGTTTCAATCCAAGGCTTGTCTTTGCGTGTTATATTGTACAATGGCACGTGCTCTTCATGTAGCACCCCATTCAGCTCCGTATAGCGCTGCGCAGCTAGGTCGCAGTCTTCGTGCGCCTTGTAGACTCCGAACCCGTCATAAGTGTTGACCTGCATTCTGTAGAATTGTCCCGCTTCGATGGTGCCGCCGCATTGGTCGCAGCGGTGTCGCCTGAACGCCTTGCGAATTTTGTCGCTTAGGATGTATGTCATTATCAATCAATCCTTGTGTTCAGGCCAACTTTCGCCGAGGTCGTATTGAACTTTTCCTTCACCGCGTCGCCGAGGTCTATCCCGACGTGCATGGCAATCAAATCGGCGCATATGACCACGTCGGCCAGCTCTTCAGCGAGGTTGGATAGACTGGCGCGGCTTCCCGGGATTCCCATATATTCACGGGCTAGCTTCTTGATCACATTGCAAGCCTCGCCCACCTCGCCGGCCAATTCGTTGCCGCGGTATGTAAGCGAAATTCGGTCATCCGGGTCCCACTCCGCTTGACGGAACTCGTTTGCGACTCTGAGTCTGTTCAACATGTCATAACCCTCCGAATAGCGGCCCAGCATCCTCAACAAGCCCCTTGGCCTTAAGGCTCGCGTTGCGTCTCTCTTCCGGCCCTCCGAGAACAAGGCTCATGCGGCGCCGTATATCGGCTTGGTATTCGGTCTCGCGCTCTATCAGAACCGCGTTGAAGCCCTCTCGGAATGCTGCCTCGCCCGTGGTTCCGGTTCCGGCAAATGGGTCGAGGACGGTCCCGCCCTTTGGCGTTACGAGCCGGCAAAGGTACTGCATGAGGTCGAGAGGCTTAACAGTTGGATGCTTGCTCCCGAGCCTGTCGTCTGCGCCGGCTTTGGCCGTGTAAAAGAACCGCGCGGGCGGTACGCCATCGCGTCGAGCGCCTGGAAGCATCGCAAATCCTGTTTCGTCGACATAGCGCCTGTCGGCCGAAGCTTCGCCGTCGCGTCCATTGCAGGACTTAAAAAAGCGCGCGGCAGAGCCGGAGTCTTTGTCTATCTCTTTTTGAACTGCTCCACTGCTAAATGTTCCGTTTGCGTATTCTGCGCCGCTTCGTCCGTGCGTACTCGTCTCCGGAAAAGCCTCGACCACCTCGTCGCTTCCGTCATGGATGACATTTGCGGGCCAGCGGCCTAGCGGCTGTTTATAATCATCCTTGCTGCGAAGATTGATGCCGCTGCCATACGTGTTGCCGTCGTCGCCCTTCTTGTCGTCGCTGTAGCGGCCACCGTTAAGGTTTTCGTCCGTTCCAACTCGACACCCATCTATATTGAGCGCGCCGGTTCCATGTTCCAAAACATTCTCGGCAACCGTGCCTATGAGCGGCTTGCGCGCGAGGCATATTAAATCCATTGCCGGCTTCAAAGCCGTGCCTAGTCCGCTCAGGTTTAATGGTCGCCTTGGCTTACCGCAACACGAACAAATGGTCATATCAGTCCTTTCTCGCGCACGAGCGACCACGCGTAGCCGCCAGAGTTAAAACGAAGGATGCTACCTTCCGCAGTCGCAACCCATTTGAATTGGGAGTCCGCCAGACGATGGCATGGCGGGCAAAGTGAAGTCAGATTGTTGTCGGAATTGGCGTCATCCGCATTATCAAACATCCTAAACGGGATAATGTGATGCACATGAAGCCCGCCCTCGGCGCCGCACTGACGACACGTCTTATCGCGGTCAAGAATTCGCCGTCGTGTAGAGTACCAGCGCGGCCCTCTTTTGTAGACGCCGCCCCCATGCTGCCAGTTAGGAGTGTTTTCGCCTACCCAATGCTGGTCCCGGCATTGTCGTGAGCAGTACTTGCCGGCTCCTTTGTTGCTGGCCTTGCTGACTGAAAGAGAAAATGCGACGCCGCAGCATAGGCAGGTAAATTTGACGTCGCGTCGAGGCTTGGCCTTAGCCGATGCGTATTGACACGTTTTTGAGCAGTGTCGTCCGCGCCCATGCTTAATTCGTGACGGCTGTACGCGAAACGTATTGCCGCAATATTCGCAGGTTCTTTCAGTCATCGCATTGACACCATTCTGTTTTAGCTAAGTCTTTGGAAATATTTCTGCTTTTGGGAAAACCTGACCCAAAAAGCCAGGACATGGAGTGGCGAATTTCGAATCCTCCATCTTCGATAGCGCACGCCAAGCGATGAAACGTTCTGTCGCCACCAAAGGCGCATATATGCGCCCCGGGCTTCATGACGCGAAGAACGCCGCCCCAGAATTCCGGGTTAAAGGCAACCTCGCCGGTATCCCAATTAACTTGCATGAATCCGCTAGACGCTCTTGCGTAAACGGTTCCCGCTTTTGCCGGCGCGGCGCCCTTCTTTCCGAAACGCTTTGATATTGAGACAAGCGCATAGGGAGGGTCCGTCACCACACTATCAATCGAGTTGTCGGCTATTAGCGAAAGCTTTTCGCGCGAGTCGCCGCAATGAAGGGTAACGCGTCCGTTTGCTAACAATTCCATTTATCTCGCCCTCAGTTTGTGGTCAATCTCGGTTCCGTCTTGAAGCCAATAGCCGCTAACCCGCATGTATTTCCCGTCCGGGATGACCATGATTTGCTCGGTATCGATTAGTTCTCTTTCATCCATTCGGCGCAGCATGTCCGAAACCGTCTTAGGCGCTGGCGCGTTTCCGCCCATTGCCCGCCACCATTGGCCGGCTTTGACGGCCGCGAAGCCGGTATGTTCCGGGCAAATGTACTCGCGGTACGAGGCGAACCCGCACATGTACTCAACGCAAACGGAGTCGGGCTTGCCGTTCTTTCCGGTGTTTCGGTCGTGCATTCTCACCTTGACCGGGAGCCACTTTTTAACAATTTCTGACGTGAGAACCGGCGCTTCAAAATCGGCCGAACCGCTATGCTTAGGCTCCTCGTCGATTGGCCACTCGTGACCGCAGTTCGTGCATTGGTGAATTGCCGCGGGCATGTAGTAGTCGCACGACGGGCATATTTTGGTTGGCGCCTCGGCGTCTATTTCTCCGCCTTTTTTCTTGGTTCGGACGCGAACCGAGTCGACCGGACCGTGCGTCATGATGTTGTTAGCGAAGTCGAGGACTAAACAGTTCTCCTTGTTATCCGCCTTGCGGGTGCCGCGGCCAAGCATTTGCACGTAGAGGCTTGTTGACATGGTCGGGCGGAGCAAAACGATTAGGTCGACGCTCGGCGCATCGAAGCCCGTCGTAAACACTTGGCATCCGACGAGGCAACGGATTTTCCCGGCTTTGTACGCCTTGAAAATGCGGTCGCGCTCACCGCTTGGCGTGGTCCCGATAACCATTTCCGCGTTTACGCCCAGGCGTCTCAAGTGCGCCAGAACGTTGCACGCGTGCTCGACTCCAACGCAAAACACGAGCCAGGATTTACGGTCGGCACCTATCGAGACAATCTCCCGGCAAGCGCCGTCTACGATTATATCCTTGTTCGCCGCAGCCTCAAGCTCGCCGACCTTAAAGTCACCCGTACCGCCGAGTCGCCCGACGTTTGAGGTATCGATTTTGTGTTTGGCGCACCTCGACGCGAAGGGGCTTACCAGAGGACTCAAGTACCCATCCGCAATGCCTGCCGCGATATCGTAGGAATAGACGGTTTCCGTAAAGAGACTGTCGGCTCCCTCGTCGAGGCGGCCGCAGTCGAGCCGGTACGGCGTGGCAGTGAAACCGACCACGCGGAGGTCTTCGCAGAACAGCCGCGCCTTCTCAATGAACGTCAAATATTTGCCATTGCCGGACGTGGGAACGCGATGGCATTCGTCAATGATGATTAGGTCACGGCGACCGAATAGGTCGGCCCGCCTGTAGACGGAATCAATCGAACTGAAAACGATTTGACTATTCGTGTCGCGCCGGTTCAAGCCAGCGCAGTAAATCCCAAGCGGCGCCTTAGGCCATGCCTTAAGCAAGGCCTGGGCGTTTTGCGAGACCAGCTCCTTCACATGGACTAACATTTGGATGCGAGCGCTAGGCATTGCGGCGAGCAGCCTTTGAGCAAGGCTCGCGATAACCAAGCTCTTGCCCGTGCCCGTCGCCATATCGACGAGCGGATTGCATCCGTTTCTCCAAGCTCTGGCAATGGAGTCCACGGCCTCGGTCTGATAATTCCGGAGTTCAATCAAAACGTCATCACCGCGGTTAAGAGTGCGCAACAGGCCCAGTAGACGGCGCGTCGCCAATCGCCATAAAAAACGTATGTGCTGGCCGACGCGATGTTGATTGCCATGCCGACCGCCGGCATTAACCAGCTAGGCATTTGAAAAGCTCGTTCTTGTCCAAGAATATGCCGGTCGCGACCTGGAACATTAGGTCGTAACGCGTCGGCTCTTTGTCGAGCAGGATGTAAACTGGGTTACCGCCTCGGGCGAACCAGCCCATTTCTACGGCGGCTGATTTTCCGAACGGCGCGACCACGATTGCAATATCGGACTCGTTAAGGTTTTTCATATCGAATTCGAAGGCGCACCGGGCGTGATGCCCGCGTATCGCCTCGACATATGGCCGGCCTCGCTCGCGCTCGTATTGATGCCAAATTTTGTCCGCGTATTTTCCTGCCGCGTGCCAATCGTCGAACACATCAAAACCCATTGCGCGTAGTTCCATCGCGAGCGGGCGAATGGTTTTGTTCTTGAGAGCGCCGATAATGTAGATTTTCTTCATGCCTGGACTCCATTAACCCATTGAGTTCCGTCAACTAGCGCATACGCAATCCAATCGTCTCCGCTGTCGTTCTGCTCGCCCGGTACAACGTCCTTGTGGTATAGATGGTCGCGGCATCCGACCTTTTGCTGGTCAATCGGAAGCTCGCATTCGTGAAGCTCGCATTTCCAAACTGCGTCTTCGCCATCGGTTATGATTGGCGTAGAGGCCGTGCACGTGCGGCAGTTGCGCCGGCCGAATGCTTCCTTGTGGCAAACCGGCTTTGCGCGACAGAACCGACAAACAAAAGCCTCTGGATTTTCGCTCGCGCGCTCTGGCGCTAGCGGTGCATTAATGATATTCGCTAGGCGACCTTCCATCCGCATGACGGCAACCGCGTCATAGGGAATGACCTCGGCGTATAGCTTGGATGTATTTTTATTCTTCGCGAGATACAGCGCGAACTTACGGCCTCGCAGGTGGCAGTAATATTGACACTGCCAGTAATGCGCGGGTTTGGATTTCTGAACGCCGTCCTTCTCTAGGGCTTTGAATGACCTGTCGTTGTGTGATTTGGCCTCGACCACGTGCACGACGTTATCAATGAGCGCCTCTCCGTCGAGCTTTCCTCGCACGTGTCCTCCGAGGGCGAAAACCTTGAACTGTTTGCCTGTGTCTGTGTCCTCACGCGCAACAAGAATGCCTGCTCGTTCGAGGTCGTCGAGTATTTGCTTCTCAGCATAGTGGCCATCCTCGAATATGCGGAGTTTATCCGCGGTGAATGTTTCCTTTTCTGCTGCCCAGCGATGCTCGTACCATAGCGAACGGTCGCAATCGCTTCCGAGCGCACCGATTGATATGCCAACCGAGTCCCAGTTTTCGGAAGCTGCGACTTTGGCTTTGCTTATGAGGTCGAGAATTGACAAATGCATTCTCCGAATAAGTGAAAGGGCGGGCTTCCGAGATTTCAACCTCGGATATCGCTTGCCCTAGCGTGTGCCAGCGGTTCCCGGTGCACCCGGCGCTAACGGCGCAATTAGAAAGGCAGGTCGGTCGGCCGCACGATTTGGCGAGGCTGTGCAGCCGCCTGTTGCGGGTGGGGCAAACTTGCCCGAGGCTGCGGCTTGAAGGCCGAGGGCTTTTGAGTGGGAACAATCGAAGGCGCTACCATCTTCTGATAGGTCGGCCTCTGGCGCGGCGTACCGTCCTTGCCGGGCTTGGTCTTAAGCGTGACGTGAAAAAGCTTGTCGTGTAGCTCGGTCAAATCGGAAACTCCGACAAGCCCGGTAGCCTTGATGACCTGACTCAACTCCTGCCGACCGTACAATTGCAGGTCTTCTCGCTCGTTAATCCAACAGGGATTTGAGAAGATGACTCGTCCGGCAAGCTCGCCCTCTTGGATGGTCAACTGAAGCGACGCGCGGATGTTGTTTTCGTTATTACGTTCCGGCTTAAGGGCCGACTCGGTAATGGCGACAAGATATTTGCCATCCGGCAAGTCGCCATAATCTGGCTGGGGAACGTCAGCGACGTTGAAGGTTTCGCCTAAGTTTGTAGTCAAATTATACAAGTGCCTTCTCCTGGGTTACATTAGGGAAATATTGGGAAAGGGCCGCATACCCTTGGCCTAAAACGTACGGGGCTTCCGGCGGCATGTTGTAGCGATTGCCCGCGTTGTAGGACGGTCGGCCTTCCAGGTGCATCCAACGTTGCGCCGTGCCCGCGGCGACCTTGCGCTTGCCACCGAAGCCGGTTTTTTCCTCGGTTACTCCGGGCTTTTGATTGAGAAACAGAATGATATCCATATCGTTCTGAATCATTGCGTGTGCCGTTTTGTGTAATCTGAAATCAAATCGGCTGTATGACGCGGACCTCGGGTCGTCGAAACGGTCCACCTCTTCATGACCTATGAGAATGACGTTCATGCCCTTCTCTGTTCTAAGAAGGTTCAAGCCGACAAATAGCTGCGCCCAGAATACGGTTGCCGCGGCGTAGCCTTTGCCGTACTCGACTGCGGGAACGCTCGCCCACTTTTGCTCGACGCAAACGTGGTCCCAAATGAGGTTTTCGAGCCGGTCAATGGAGTCGATGACGACCGTTTTGAGGTCGTGCGTCTCGCGATACAGAACCCGAACCGCCTCAATCACGTCCTCCCACTTGTCGATTTTTCCGAACGACGTTATTTCGTCGAGGTTTTCGCCCTGCTCGGTTTGGATGAAGACGGCGCCTGGAAACTCGGACGCGAGCGTGGTCTTTCCCATTTTGGGCGGACCGTAAATCAGCGTCCGAGGCGGAAACGTTGCCTTGACCTTGCGCAGGGTTGATAGACTTACTGCCATGCCTGATGACTCCTAGGTCTGTGAGGACGGTTCTGATTTGGTCGCATGTGCGGAGGATGTAATGGGGAATGCCGCGCACGTCGCAGTAGCAAGCGAACTTGCTTTGCTCGACCGATAGAGTTCCTTTTGCGCTTTTTAGTTCGATGTACGCCACAATGACGGTTGGCGAGTGGACTATGATGTCCGGGAACCCAGCCTGGGTGCCGCTAAGCTTCATGCGGATTGCCGTTGCGGCATGCCGGAACCCGCCGTTAGGGCTGTGATGGAAATAGGCGCCCTCGGCGCGCGCCGCCTTGTATAGGTCGTACGCGAAGCGCTGTAGCTGGTCTTCTGTGGGGGTTGCCTTGCTCATAGTTTTACTAAGTGGCCTATTGACCCCCACCCCGTCAACAAGCGCATTAAATTTTTTTCTTGACTATGAAACTAAGGGCCTTTAAGGCTGTTAATGCTTCGGAGAAAGAAAAAGGACAAAGCCATGACCGACTTGTCAATGAACTGGATTCCGCAGCCTGGGCTAGGGGACACTATACGGGCAACCCGAGAGTCTAAAGGCATATCGCAGGGTGACCTTGCAGACGCCGTCATGCGGCTGTCGGGGTTCGACGAGCACGACCGGCGACGGCGCAATGCGGTCCAGGTCGCATTGTCGGCCCTTGAACACGGCGTAAAGGGCAAGCGCCCAGAGAGATCCCAGTACCTTCCGGCAATAGAACGGGCGCTTGAGCTAGACCTGCATGCAGGCAGCGTGGTCAATGGCGCGGTGCATAGTCCTCCCGTAGCGCTCGCACCGGCAGGTGGGGACAAGCCATTCGAGGCAGCCTTAAAGGCGCTTCATGCCCTGCGGCTAGATAGCCCGGATGCACTCGACGGCGCGCGAGGCGAAGAGATGCGTTGTGCGATACGGTTGATACAACTGTGTCACGACATAGCGGATGAATGGGCACCGTAAAAAAGGTACAAAAAAAGGGCCCCACAAGGGGCCCTTTAGTTTTTGTGGGTCACGATTTAGTGACCTTGTATTGCGTTGGAACTCCCGCCCTTACTACCGTGACCGTAACTCTGCCGTCAGGCTTAGGAGTGAGCGCGGGGCCCTCTAATTCGGCGTCAGTTGCGGTCCCCGATGTCCCCGATGCATCGCTAGTGCCACTGGCGGCCAGCGATAGCTTGCCGACGCTCCCGGCGAGCAGAACCTTAGGCGCGGCGCTGGCCAGGACGGCTAGAGTAGCGGTTGTCTTGTCAATGGCGACGACCTTGACGTTGTTCAGTATCATTGCGGCATATCCCTTGCGGACCATGACCACGTCTACGCGGTCGCCCGGCTTTATCGCCCCCGCATTCTCGACCGCCACCATTAGAGCCCGTTCGCCGGCAGCGAGCCCTGTCGGGTCTCTGGCCCGAGTGGATAGGGCTAGTGCCGTCGCTTCGCGCCTAGCTGAATCGGTCTGCTCTTTCAACCACGTGCTCGTAAGCGAGGCAGCAAACAAGCCCATTACGACGGCCGCGGATATGGAAGCGATGGAACCCTTTTTCATCATGTTGTCGATATAGGCATCAGGGCGGCATAAAAAAAGAGGCCCCCGAGGGGGGGG